GATACCTGTAATCCGCTGCGTCCAGATTGTAGTCAGCCCAATGGATGGGGTGAGCATAACAGGGCGCTGCCGGATTAGTTGTCGATGAGTACCCTTGGGATGTGCTCCCCAGCAGGATAGACACCTTGTCAGAGCCGATGATGCGCCACACAGAGGCGGCGGCATAATCTCTATTACGGCTATTGCCCATGTAGTTGGCAAACTTCCACGCCCCAGTGCTGCAACCAATCAGAGATACGCCGGCAGCCTTGGTCATCGTGACCAGCATGTCCTGCCAATCGTTACCGTATACGCCCTCCTTGATGGATACGTTGGCCGTGCCCACATTATAAGCGGCGGACATCTGCATCTGCCTCACAATGGTAGTTACCCAGGAGGGGATCAGGGTCTCCATGTAGTACCCCATCCGCCGCCAATCATCTGCGGCCCGCTGCTCTATCAGCGCCTCGTAAGAGATAGCCTCCTGGGCCGTGGCAGGCAGCGGCACGCGAACGCCGCCGTTGGCAGTAACGGTGCCCGTCGCAGTCAGACCGCCGGCCAGCGTCATGTTGCCCGCCGCGTCCACCTGCGGGATGGCGGCAAGGGCCTGCTGGGCTGCGGTGGCGGAGTCAGAGGCATTCTTGGCGGAGGTTTCTGCATTGGTTTCCGCCGTCTTGATTCTGCCTTCCGCCTGGTCTATTTCCCCTTTGGCGGTTTCAGCCTGTTCGACAAAGGGCGTGATTGCCTCCATGGCTTCCGCCTGGACCGTCTGCACTGCCTGCACGGCTTCCGTCTTTGCCGTTTCCACGGCTGTGACAGCAGCGCCTTGTGCGCTGGCTACCTTGTCCGTGGCGGTTTTCTGCGCTCGCCCTACAGCAAGAACGGAATCAGCTTGCTTGGCTTGTATGACGGTAACGGCTTCCTCTTTGGCCGCGCTGATCGTCTGCGTAAAATCTGAAACAATCCCTTCCACAGCCGTCTTGGCGTCATTGGCGCTCCTGGCATCGTGGGCCGCATCAGCGGCGGACGTGCTGGCAGAGGCCGCGGCATTGCCAGCCGCCACCTTGGAGGCTTGAGCGGCGCCGGCATAGCCTTCCGCTTCTCTGGCTCGTTCCGCGGCGGTGATAGCCGCTCCGGTTGCCGTCGTGGCTGCCTGACTCGCTGTGTCCGCGTCCGTGCGGGTGCTGGAAGCATCCTGCTGCGCCTGCTGGGCGGCGAGGGAAGCCGCCGTGTTGGAAAGCCACTGCGCCTTGATGGTCTTGCCTGCCTCGATAGGAATCGCAATGCCCATCACCGGAATGTCGTACACAGTGGAAGCCTCAATGGGAGTCACGGACTCCACAGCGCCGATGTAACCCGCAAATAGCCGTAAATCCTCTCCGGATTCATCCTGGGCATGGATGGCATACGGCCAGCGGCCAATAGGAAGGGCGGGAAAGGTAAGCTCCAGGTAATTCTCCTGTTCGCCATGCTCGATTGTGATGGGCAGCTCTCCTTCCTCCGTTTTCACGGTGCCCGCAAAAGAAACGCCCGTTACCGGGAACGGAGATTGAGTCACGTCCTCACGCAAAAGCCAGCCTATGCGCTTGGCATAGCCGGCTGTCGTGGACAAATGGCGTGTAATCCCCAGAAAATTAAGCATGCCTCCTTCATGAGGCAAACCCGGAAAAATCTCAAGTTGCCGAGTGTCACTACTTTTTGCCGGACTTTACGGGAGGATCAAATGGCAGGGACGCCAAAAGAATCATAAAGTTCTCTCCTGCATCTACTTTCATCTTCTCTGGTGCATAGGCTCCATCCATCTTGTTGAGCTCGGCAATGGCTGCAATTTTCGATGGCATCTTGAATTTCATGCCATTTTCATCAATGGAAGACTCTTGGCAAAGCTCTGACGTGTTGTCAATATCACCGATGGGAGTTGTCACAACGCGGGAAAGCCATTCCATGCGTTCCTGCTTGGTCAGCACGGCGGATTTATTCAACTGGGCGTTCAATTCGTCAATCATTCGCACAATTTCAGCATCTTTGGACAAACGGGAAGCCGCCTTACTTGCCGCCTCATTGCTCATGTCCTTGCGTTTGTAAGCCTTACGGTATGCGTCCGCCTTGGACAATTTTCCATCAACCAGGAGCCTTGCAAACTCCTTCTTCTTCTCCGTCGTCCTGGATTTGTTACCCTCTCTCTTCATACCAATATTTTACCCTCCTGTTTTTCGGCGTGTCGAGTTGCCGAGTGTCAACGTTTCTTGCCGATAGCATCAACCTGCTGACTTTGAATCCTCAACTCCATCCAAAAAATCACGCCCCTGCTTGCTCAAATAATGCACACAGGGACGTGACCCGGTTTTGACCACGTCGCCAGTCCTTGCCAGGTAATCCAGCCTGTGGGACACGTTACTGGGGTCCAGATGGCACCTGTCAGCAATCTCCCGTGACGTTCTTCCCGGATGATCTCGGACCTCCATCAGGATAAGCAGTTGCGACGGCCGCACCCTCTGGCGGACAATGTTCCGCAACAGGTCTTTTCTGACTGACGACTCGTTCATTCTCCCTCCCTTCTCATGTAGCGTTCAAAGCAGTAGTCCGGCGCGTCCTCGACCCTGCATACCACGTTTTCGCCCCGGTACAGGCGGGAGGCGATACGGGCATCCAAATGTTCCCCGATATGTTTCGGCAGCAGGTTGGAGGTGAGCATCGTCCATTTCCCGAGCCGTCCGTCAACAACACGGTTCAGCGCGGACAGAATGGAAGGCGTGGTGTTCTCAGCTCCGATGTCGTCCAGAATCAGCACGTACACCTCTTTGACCAGATACTCCACGAATGCCCAGTCCCCGGAACGAAGCATGGAAACCACCTTTTGCCACTTCCAAAGCTGGATTGGAATCGTGGGGCGCTCTTTGACCAATGCAGTCCTCACGGACTCCGCCAGATGCGTCTTGCCCACCCCGGAAGCCCCCAACAGGGAAAGCCAGCGGCGCGGACGAACCTTGTTCACCACGTCGTTGATGAACCACTGTGCCTCGCGGTGCATGGCTTGAACCTCTGGGTGCACTCGCTCGTCAAAGCCGCCCATATCGTACCGTACAGGCTTGTAATTGCGGACAATCCCGTTTTGAGATGGCGCAAGGGCAACTTGCCCAGCCAAGTGTTGAATATCATCCATCATTCGTATCTCCTTCCTGCGTTGGCGTCCTTCCGTCCAGATGGACCTTGTTGCCGCCCATGCTGCACATTATTGGTTGCCCAGGAGCGGGCATACTTGCGGGCCGCCGGCTTCCAATCGGCAAGAGGAATCCCCTTGCTGTCCCGCCAGCCACGGGCGCTGAAATCATCAAAAAACGACTCTGCGCACCGTTTCAGTTCGTCTCCCTTGGGAGTCATAAGCTGGGCCGCCATGAAAAGCCGCACTTCCTCCGCACTCCGTGGGAACTGTTCTACACCCCTGTTTACAGAGCACGGCTCCGACTCCGTATACGTCTTCGTCTCCGTCTCCGTATAAGCGGTGGATTTCCGTGACTCACCGTTATTCACCGTGGATTCCCGTGAACTACCGTGACTCACTGTATTACACGGTGAATCACCGTCAGGAAGCGGGAACTTGGGCTTACTCTGTCTGCGCTGCCCGAAATTGATGATCTGCACATAATCCTTGCCCCCGACACAGTATGCCCTTACAAGCCCGGCTTCCTCCGTTTCATGGAGGCAGTCTTGAATGTCCTGGTTACTGACTTTGTCAAGGTGCAGGGGAAATAAGCGAGTCCTCAATACCGTTGGTCGAGCGTCAAACAGGCCGTAGTCATCCGCCACCAGCAAAAGCCGATGGAAGAAACACTCGGTTCGCCACGACAAAGCCGCTACCTTTTCCGAATCGAGAAACCCTTCTCGTATCATGCGTGATGTTGCCATATCAAAAAAGCGTCAGTTGGGGGTTGTAGTTGAGCCACAGGCATTCAATCTTCTTGCCGCCCTGTGTGTCGTGGGAGACCTTGCATTCTTTCCGCCAGCCGTCCAGATAGGCGGAATAAAGCTCGGAATCGTAGCCGGATAGGACAACCTTGCCTTTCAAGGTCTGGAGGAAAACAAGAAGCCGTTCATGGTCCTCTTGGTCGTACTCATGCGCGTACCTCACGCGGTTGCCGAGGGTAGATTGCACATAGGGAGGATCCACGTAATGCAGTGTATCCGGCGTATCGTACCGGGACATGACCTGCAGAGCATCCATGTTGTTGATCTCGATATTCCGGTTCCGGAGTTCGGCCGCACATTCTCGCACTACGGCCGGATATTCCCGCCATGTCTGCGGGTAGGGTGTTGTTCTCAATAGACCATTACGTTTGAACCCCGGCTTGTGAATACCTCCGCCGTAGGACATCATGGAGTTGACGGCAAAGCGGAGAGCATCTTCGACTGGATCTTCCGCGATTTCAAATGACCTGGCATAGGCTTCTTGTGCGTATGGCGTCAATTCCAACAGACTGGCCAGCCGCGCGGATTTTTCCGTATCGCGCAAAACCTCGAAGAAGTTCACCACCCGGTCATAAAGGTCGTTATAGACCTCCATCCATGCAGGCTGCTTGTTAAGCAACACAGCCCCGGAACCTCCGAACGGTTCAACATAGATTTTGTGAGGCGGGAAAAAGCTGATAATCCAGGGGGCGATTCTGTTCTTGCCTCCAAGGTATCGGGCCAGAGCCCTTTTCCGTGGTGCTCTAGTGTTCATAATACAGCCACCTTTCCATGCCCCTGATTCTGCAATGTGTACAACAGGGGCGCTTCTTGGTTATCCCACGCCACAAGGCAACTCGGAGCGTTGGGCTGGTTGCCGGGCGTTTCTCCGTCCGGGCGGCAAAAGCGGATGCGGCCTTTCCAGAGGAACAGATACCGGGCACGGTGCAACACACACCGCTGAAACCAGCGCGTGTCCGACCTCATGAAAATGAGCGCCAGCCCTCCGCCCTGGTGCATACTCATGCGCTCCATGAACGCTTCTGCTTCATTCCCATAAGGAGGGTTAAGCCATACGCGCCCCTCCCATGGCATCAGAAGGCCGTTATCCTCCACGGTGTAGTTAACACGGGCACAATCCCACGGGCGCACAGTAGCGGCGCAGGGGTCCACATCAAAATGCCCCAGCAGATCCAATACGTAGCGCGGAGTGAGCCAGACGTTCGTGGTTTTCTCGGTTTTTGGAGTGTTAAACGTGTTCATTCTCCCTCCTTTCTCGGCTCCCAGTTATTGGGAATTTCGTCGTCAATACCTGTGCAACAAAAACAAGGGGAACCAGATTTCATGTCGCGATGAAGGTGCATGCAATTTTTGCAATTTCGCTCCTTTAAAGACATCCACGCCCTGCACGCGGCCCGCTTCCGCCATGTGTCGCGGATAAGTGCATTTAATCCGCACATGTTGCGTTGCATATGCCAAAAGGAAAGCCCCATATCGGGCACATCCGCGAAATACTTTTTGCTTCTGTGGGCTTTAAGCCAGCCGCGGGAGCGCCCATACTCAAACCAGGCTTTCTGCTCAGGCGTCATTTTCTTCCTCCTTGGTAGGGGTCCAATCACGACAGCAGTTTTTTAGATCGCTTATGATTCCGTGGGTGTAGCAAAAATAATCACCTTCGTTCATTTCACAGTTTGCACACGATTTTTTGAATGGGAACCTCCTTTCAAACACAATTTTTACCTGCCCTGCCTTCGCCAAGTCATGCACACGGTCAATCCCCGCACAATCCAGCGTCCTGTCGTCAATCCCCATGGCCTTGCAGGCTCCGTCCAGGTACGCTTTGCAGCGGGCAAGGCAGTTGTCCGCGTCCGGCTTGTTGCCCTTGAAGTACCAGATCACCCGGTAATGCGTCGGCTGCATCTTGTGGCCCTTCAGGGCTTCCTGCGTCACGGCACCGGCCATTGTTCGGGCGCGGCGCTTGGCAGACGTCTTCTTGTAGCCGGCCACAATGGCCCCCCTCTGCGTGAGAGGGGCCTTGGCGTTGGGCGACAGGCAGCGCGGCGTATGGGGCAAGGTAATGGTCAGCGTGGTCATCATGCCGCACCTCCCCCTATCTCCTTCACGGAGCCATCAGAGACTTTCACTTCTGCGCACCCTGCAAGCGTCTTCCGCAGCCAATCCTTGGACTCGGCTACCTTGGCGCCAGCATCCGCGGCCTTCCGCACGGAATGCACCAGCTTATCCAGGTCGGTAATCCCCACCTTGCAGCAGGACGTGAACGCCGGTGCCGTGATGCCATCGGGGAACAAACCGTTGAGGATTTGAAAGGCCGCCGCGGCATCCGTGATCGTAAACGCCTTCTTGCCGGGGGCCAGAACCAGCCCGGGAATATCCACTTCGGCTTTCAGATCCGCCTTCACTTTACCTTCCACGGAAGCCGCCCACTTCTTCGCCAGCTTGGCGAGGTCATAAGCTTCCCGACGCTTTTCGGGGGTCCACTGCTCCCAGGCAGCCGTTAAATCCCCGGACGTGACGTTCACCAGGGCCAGAGACACTGCCGGGCAGGAAGACTGGGCCCGGCAATACCGGCAAGCCTTCTCGCTGGGTTTCAGCGGAGCGTGTTCGTCCTGCGCCAGCTTGATGCAGGTTTGGAAAAACGCCCGTGCCTGCTCCACGCTCTCGCGAGTGTACCGGCACACGGCAGGTTCCTTCCGGCTCGCATAAGGCTGCAAAATGCAAACAAACACCTCATCTATCATTTCAAATTCAGGCAACCTGTAGCCACACTTGGAATCTGCCACCAGCACGGCCAGGGCGCTCAACTGCAAATTGCACTCGGCAGCCGCCACCGGCAGGTGGCCAAACTTGTAATCAATCACCAGCGCTCTGCGGCCCCAGTAAACTACCAGATCAGGCTTCCCGGAAAACATTCCATCCTTTTCAAAATACCGCACTTCGCGCATGAACTGTTCTCTCAACAAATCCTTGCTGAAATCCGACATTTCCAGGTACTTCTCACACAGGGAAATTTCCGTCTCGCGGCACCAAGCCACGGCTTCGGCGTCCTCCGGGTCCTCCGGCATTGTCCCTTGCTCCATGTGGACATGCAGCATGGTTCCCAGGGCGGCATCATCGCTCTCTTCGTCCACCGGGCACTTCCTTTCTGCATTCCAGCTTCCGGGGCAGAGGAAAAGCCTCTGCATCCCGCTGGCGCTGGGCAGCCCCTGCCGTTCGTCCTCGATGATCTCTGTATCAAACATAAGGTCAGTAAGTCAGGGGTTAATGTTCAAAAGTGCCAAAGGAGGGCGCATCCTCCGGTACATCCAGGCCGGGAATACCGTCTTCCGGCGCCGGAGCGGTTACAGGCGGCGGGGCCTGCGTCGTCTTGGGGGCCGCCTTGGGAGCGGGAGCAGATACAGGAGTCTTCGGCAGGTCGGGTTTCCTGGCGGGCTGGTCGTCATCCGGGAACACTTCCTTCACCCGCACCATACCATCAACAATGCCGTTATAAATATTGCTTAAATCTCGCAATTCATTTACGGTCATTTCTTCAAGCTTGTGCCCCAATTTGGTTTCGAGCAGGGCGCGCGTCACTCCATAAGCTAAAAAATTAGCTTCCAGGGATCGGAGAATATCAGCCTTATCACGCTTAAATCCACTCTCCTGCGTATTTTTTACGGCTTCCAGCGCTTCATCAGTCAACCAGCCGGGAAGTACCTGCAAGATGCAGGCGCGGATGCGGCGAGAAGCCATATTGGCGCACAGTTCGTAAACATCCCGTTCGTTATCAAGGGCGACACGCAGCATTTTTCCAGTCTTTTTCCCTTTGGAATCAGTCTCATTCTTATCGCGGGTATGAGGTACAGAGAAAGCAATTTCCCGGCGAACATTGGTCTCCTTGTCAAAACAATAGGCAAGACATTCGGACACATTGCAGCCGTTTCCATCTGCTCCCTTCGGGTCCCAATGGCGGGCAACTTCCTTCCATCCGGCTTCCGCATTGCCCCATGCGCCAATCAGCGCTTCCGCCAAGCGGATGCTAGGGCCCGTCACGGTCGTATTTCCGCGGGGATAGGAATAAGTGGCGGATTGCGCCAACTTCGGTTGAGCACAAGCCTGTTTCATTCTCAAGGTCACTTCAGCTAAATCCCGCGGAAACTGCTTGGCGATCCAAATGGAAGCCAGCACGGAAGTAACGGCTGCATTGCTTGTCATGGCAGCCAGGGCTCCGCCACTGGCGGGAGCCTGAACGGCAAAAGGATTGCCTGGTGCTTGATTGGTGAGTTCGTTTGTTGTATTCGTATTCACGTTATTAGTATTCTATTGGGTTAGTTATTGATAACAGGCCGGGGACCAGTTGGCGCTGGCCCCGGCCAACTGAATCAGTCTTGGCATTCCTCGCATTCGCAGCCCGCGATTCCGAGCATGTCTGCAATGGGATTTAAGCCAGCTCTCCTGTGGGCTTCCTTAAAAGCAAGCTTCACTCCCAAAGAAATAGTTTCGGGATTGCCGGAGAAACAAATTCCGGAGGCTTCCAAGTAGCCACGAGCCGCAAGCCATTCCGTACTTTTTGCGCCGGCCATTTTCGTAACAGCTTTGCAGGTAGAAGTCCTGCTGTTCACACTTTCACCCTTCTCAATCTTGATATGCAGAATGACAGGGGTCTTACACTGATTCACAAGCTCTTCCAGGCGGTTATACGCTTCTTCAATCATATCCACGGTGACGGGTGCTTGTTCGGCTACTGGATCGCAGCAGCATGCTTCGTCTGACGTGCAGGGCCAGGGCTGCGTATTCTTTTCTTCGGTGGTATTATCCATTGTATTGGTTTTCTATTGGTTATTGCTTTCCTCGAACCTCGAGGGGCGGGACGGTTTTGCGAAGCCGTCAAAAGCTTTCGGGCAGTCGGGCGTGAATCCGGAATGCGGACTCTTCCCCGCCTGTAGTTCGTTGTTGTCCATTTCCACGATGAGCCACGCTGTACCGGCAATGAGCAAACCACAGGCACCGCCAGCAATCAGGCGGCATGTACCAATGGCCAAGGCTCGAAGTAACGCCTTCATTTGCTCATTCCTCCTTCTCCATATTCCCGCAGGAGCGCTCTTCGGAACTGCTTGCCGTGCACCTTCATCTTGCCCTGCTTGCCCCAGTACAGGACCTCAATCACATGCCCCTTGTCCTTCAACTCATGGACGGTCTTCTTGATCACATCCCGGTCGGAATCGTACAGGAGAGCAAGAGTCTTGCAGTCGTAAAATTCTGTTTCAGGGTAGGTCATAGTATTTCATTAGGTTACAGTTCGTGCCAGCCGAGTAGCTTGAGCACATCAATCAGTTCGGGTTCCAGGTCAGTCATGGTGTCCGTCAGGGTTGTCCGTCGTGGCGTGATCCCGTTCGTACTGCACCAGGGCGTTTTCGAGGGCCGCCACTGCGGTTTCGTGCTCCGCCATCAGCTTTTCAGCGTCTGCGTGGCTCACGGCTACGTCGTCCACGCGGATGCAGCGGTCTTCGGTGTCGTATTCGATAATCATTGTTAGAATTGAATGGTTCCTGGTTATCGGGTACACTCTTGTGCATGGATTGGCACCCGTTCATTCAGCAGGCTCTCAAACTGCTCGGCAGTAAAAAGCTCGCAGCCATCATCTGCGTAACCTGGGTACTTCTCCACATCGCGACTGCATGCCCTTCTCAATTCGTCCAGCTCACGGCATTCTGCCAAAAAAACATGTACATGCTGGACCTGATCGCTTTGTTTAGTACTGCCTGTCTCATTGTTTCCTCCTTCACAATGGGGTGCAGATACCTCAACCCCCATTTGAGCAAGTTCTACCTCAAAAGAACGGCAGTAAAAAAAATAAAGCGCATCCTCAAAGCTCCGGAAAGCGATGACTATAAACTTCTCATGGCTCTTCACAAAACTCCCAATACGCATCTTAACGTCTATGATCCACTTGTTAAAAACCTGCGTTCCTACTGCGTCATCTGCAGGACAGGGGATGCCCTCCTTAGTGACGATCTCGTAACTTACAGAGGCCCTTTCGACCTTACTCACTTTGCCAGGCAATACATGAATACGCATTGCAGGCATTAACTGATAAAAGGTCTCCGGATTCTCTTCTCGGAGCATCATCAGGTCTGTTCTTGTAAGAGGCCTATTCATGCCGCGGGCTTCTTGGGCTGGTCTTTGGTGGACAGGATGACTCTAATGAAGGAGAAGTCATTTTTTGCGGCTTCCTCTACGAGTTGTTGAATAGCAAGTGTAGGGGAAATGTTCTTTTGAGCAGCAAGAACTAGAAGGCCGGTCCTTGCTTTCTCGCTTAGTTCGAAAATGTCGGTTTCCATGGCGGGCGATTTTGTCATTGTCGTGGTTGGTTGATGATTTAAACGTAATAAAAATATGGCATCTTGACAAGAGAAATGTAATAATATCCTGAACTTTGTTCAAAACTCCTTGACAATGTGTAATAAAAATATTACACATTAGCCATGCAACGGAGCACAGATGAGGTCAAAACATGGCTAAAGGATCGAAAAATCAAATATTCTTGGCTGGCGGAACAATGTCGTGTGTCTGAAGGTTCCGTAAGAAATTGGTTTGCAAAAAAACGTATTCCTCCTGCCAAAATGGCAATCATTGAATTGCTCATGAAGGGAGAAAATGCGCGGAATCAACCACTTCAGGATTTGAAAAACATTCCTGATTTGGGAAAGCTCTTTGTCAACTTTACACCAGAACTTCAAGAGAAGATTGCTCAAGAAGCTCTCCAGCAAGGTATGACTCCGAATGCTTTTATCTCGAAGCTTGTTGAATGGTATGTCACTACGGACGAAGGTAAGGAGAAAGCTATGAAAGCTTTGTCTTCCAAGCAGGGAGTGTTGGAGACTGTATATCTGAACGATACCAGGGAATTGCCTTCTCGAATCGCTGAAGATACGGATGAATACGGAAAGCCTGCGAAGTAGGGCCGATGGATAGATTGGGTAAATCATTTTTATAATTTGGATTTTTATTGGATTGCGAAAACATTTTTTCTCTCATCTCTAGCAAAAGTCAATAAATATTTCTTGTGTACGAAAATACCCAAGAAAAACCTTGCTAAGATTTCGTGTATGCGAAAAATGCACGCATGGATGACCTCAAGGCCAAGATCAGAGTATTTTTGCGGGAAACGCGTATGACCCGGGAGGAACTGGCGGAGCGGTGCGCCGTCAAAAAGGGTATGATAGACAAGTGGCTGTCTACGGTCCCCATTCCTGCTGACAAACAACGGCTGCTGGATACTCTCATCGACAGCCATTACGCCAAAGTATACCGCGAAACAGATGTCCACATCAGGGTTTCCAACGAACGCTACAGGCTTATCCAGATTGAGGCGGAAAGGCGCGGGTTGACCACGGAGGAATGGCTTGATGCTACGCTGCATCTGCATACCGCCATGCCATACCGAGGACAGCAGGATGCTTCGGAGAAATCTGTTCCGTGATGGATTTGTTCGCATGGGGTCAATTTGCGCTTTTCGCATAGAGTGGTCAAGATGATTATGCGGAAGCGTCTAGTTATTGTCTGAATTACGTGTTGACAATTTGTAATAATCGCATAATATCAAGGCCATGAGGGTAACTAAAAATGAGATTAAAAACTGGATGAAGGAAAACAACCTTGAACGCGCATGGCTTGCAAAGGAGTGTGGCGTTAGTAAGGCAACGGTGGATACATGGCTGTCGTCAGATCGGGGGGTTCCCTCTAAGGCTCAATTGACTATTCAGACTCTTATTTTCAAAATCACCGGAAAGAAGGAGTACGGGCCTGAATTCCACCGTGAAGCTGAAATGGAGACAAAGTTCCGGCTACCCGTGGAAATAGACATGGCTACCCTGCACAAGGCCGAACAGGAAGCGTTCCGCCGTGGCATGAAACTCTCCGAGTATTGTTCTCTATCTGTAAAGTGGTGTGCCAACCAGCCCCAAATCAACCTTGGAGAGAAAGAGGAAAGCAGTCATCAGGGCTATTTCCGTACAGTAAATCCCGTGCCTGCTCAAGAGGCGGAGGTCATCGGTAATATTGCAGCAGGCAATTTGGAAGAAGGAGATACGATACCTTTTATGATCCGTACAGACAGGCCGCTCGGAAAAGGAGAATACGTGTTGCGGGTCAACGGGAAGTCCATGGAGCCTAAAATCATGGACGGTTCTCTTATCGTGGTGAAGAAATATACCGTTCCCCCCATTCCCAAAGTAGGAACAATTGTGGAGTACAATGACGAACGAGGCGTCACTCTCAAAAAACTGGGACGCCGTAAAAATCCGGAAACCGGCAAGCTGGAATATGTTCTCAAGCCGATCAATCCGGAGTACAAAGACATTGTACCAATGGATGGAGGACGTATATCGGGCATCTATGTAACAACTTTGACGAGTTGGATCAGAATATAACTGACTTTGCACCTTATTCGGTACATAACTGGCCGACATTTTAACGGAATAGTTATTTTAAGGCTTGCATATTCCGGAAGAGAAGTCATTATTTACTCACTCTACGTTAGGATACTTCGCCCCTTGGCCTTCGGGCCAGGGGGCTTTTTTATTGTCTTTCTCCATGAAAAGACATAGCTTTCTGGTATGACTATGGGAAAACTGTTTCTCTCTGCTATCTCTGTTGTCTGCCTCTCCGTGGCTTCCATTGGAGCTTGCCCGGTGGAAAGCACTCAGACCTCTGTAAAAGTAGAAGCCGCGCAAAAGAAATACTGGATCAGCTCAACCGGGAAGACGCATAACTCTTCCTGTCGGTACTATAACAACTGTAAAGGGTATTGGAGTGATACAGGAAGCGGTGATAACTGCAAGATTTGTGGAGGAACCAGCAAATAATATTGAAACACTATGAAGATTCTATATGTGATATTTGTGGTGTGGGTATTTATTTCGGGAGTCTCATTTGCTCGAACCGAATGTTCTGTAAAGAGTGATAAAATATTAAATATACATTGTTTGAATGAATGTGATTTTAAAATACACTTGTATGTCTCAAGTGATGAATGGTGTAACTTGGTGGTTTTTATACATCCAAAAGATAAAAGTAAAAAAAATATCTACCCTAGATTTGTTGTACAATATTTTTCAAACAAAGATGCAATTAATATAGCAAAAAGTTTAGAAAAATGTACAAAATGGGCCGACATAGTGGAAGATAGTGAATTAGAAACAAATAAATTTGTTGCCTCTTACTATGCTCCATTAGAAAAAAATCCAAGAAAGTATTCGTTTGATATTTATTTTATATCCATGTTGAATGAATCTATGATAGATGTGCTTGGAAAAACAAGTTCTCATGTTCAGTTGTTTTTTAATGATCCAGGGACAGGCAAATTTTCAATTAGAATGTCAATTGAAGATGCAAAAGAGCTTGCGTCTATGTTTAGGGTAGTTCCAAATTTGGAGAAACAAGCAAAAGAAAAAGTTGTTAAAGCAGAGACTATTCTTAAGTAGTCGCACTTTTCTTTTAGATATTTTGATCCCACCCTCTCCAGCCTTCCAGAGAGGGTGTCTTTTTACCCTCACTCCGCCAAGCTAAACCCCGGCTTGGACAAATTCGCCACCCCTGCTACGGACAGCAGCCACGACGCCACGGAATCAACCGCCTTGCTGCGGCTCCCGGCGCCAGCCCCGGCCACGTAGGCCGCCGCCTTGGCGTCCAGCAAAATCAGTTCCGCCCAATCGGCAAATGTCATTTCCTTCTCTCCCGTGACGGCCTTCCACGTATTCTTGGCTGCCCGGTGAATCGCGGAATAATCAATCACTCCGGACGCGGTGCCCACGTAAATGCGCTGGCCCGTCGCCTGCTTGTAGCCAAACTCCACTGCCGCGCCCAGCATCGGCACCCCGCCGATCATGGCAACAGGAGCCCCCAGCATGGCGCCGAACCATCCGCCGTTCTTCTCCCACTCGTCCTCGTCATCCAGCAGGGCATGCCACAGGGCAATCACCGACTGTTCAGCCACGGACATCACGCTGTACAGGGCAAGAGCCCGCCCCCAATTCCCGGCGCTCACATGGGACACGATCATTCCGACCTTATTCAGCACCTCGGAGCTCATGAAACAGGCCATCTTCGCAAACAGGCTAGTGGAAGTCCCCAGCATGCTCTTCTGGCTCTGCGTCAGCGGCTGGGCCACCAGCTCCAGCGCCCTGGTCACGCTCTGCATGCACAGGGCGTGCATCTCATCCTCCGTCATCGGGGCGCCGGTCCTTCTGCCGGCCTCCTCCAGTTCGGCCCACTTCGCATTATACAGGGCAGTCATGGATACGGCATTGCTCCACACGTCCATCTTCTCAATAGCCCTCATGCCGGCCATGGAAAACCGAATCGCCCCGTTGTAATGCTGATCGGAAGCATACCCCATCAACTGGCTCACCATCTGCGCCTGCGCGTCATTGGTTCTCGCCCGGAAAGAATCCGTCTTCATCATCTCAAACACCCCCATGCGTCCGCTCATGGACATCGTCTGCCCCAGGTGCAGCAGAAAACTCCCCATGCCCACCTCCCCGGCAAACATCCCGTGCATCAGGCCGCTGGTC